TATGCATCTCATTGGCTTGATCTAACAAACTATTCCATAACTCAGCTGTAATATTATCATACTTTAATATTTGATCTGAGAACCATAACAAGGATTTCGGTTGATTAGTCATTGTTCCACGCCTTTCCCTTATACATTTTCTTTAATGCTAAATTAGATCTCTTTGCAATGGGGTTTAATGGCTGCCAATTTGGAATGTCGTTAACATCTGGCATTTCCGATTTTTCAACCTCATTTTTAGATTTGTTAATATTGATCATATCAGTAATGATCACTTTAAATACAATGGCAGTTGCAACCATACCAGCTGCAGCAAATAATAATAAAATGTTAGTTGTCATATCTTTATTTTTTTAATAGTTCTTGTGCTTCGTGGAATAAACGTCTGTACTCTTCCTTTAAATGGCGTTGTTGTTCAATTTGCAATTTCGCATTTTCGAGCTGAATATTCAAAATTAAAATTTGAGATTCTAAACTCATTGTCGGTTGTGGTGCTGTGTTTAACATATCTGATTTTCTAATGTGATACAAATATACAACTATATTTGATATTTACAATACTAAATGTAAAATAATTAAAAAAATACTCAAACTTTTTAGTGAATGAGTACTTTTCTTTAGTGAATGAACAAAAATGTATTTAAAGCGATTTAAGAGCCTCAATTAGTTTAGGATGTGGATATACATCACATTTATCTATTCGTACGCTATTGTGCGTAAAAACACCATTCTCGCCTCTTAATGCCCTTGGGGTTACTTGCCAGATATCCTCTTTGTATGAAATATCAATATTATACTTAGTTTTCCAAAGTTTTAACAATTCCACAACTGAATCTATTTGTTCGTCTGTGTAGTTTTGCCAGTATTTTTGCCCTTTATAAGGTTTATCCAATGTGCAAACCTCATCTTTGTGAACCTCAGAATTAACATAAGTTAAATATTTATCTCCTTTTTTAGTTAGAAATCCCCAATTCACAATCTCAATTCCAATGGAAATTTTATCCAATGGAATAAATGGAAGGTTATTTGCTCTAAATGGTTGTGAGGTCAACCCTAAATGATAAGCCCAAAACTCAGATTTAAACCCTTGTGCTATTGTTCCATCTCTTCCAATGGCAACACAAGTACCTATTCGACCTTGTTTATCTCGTTCCCAATTGCCAAATACATTTTCAGCTATTCCAGTCCCTGCAGTATGGTGCAAATAAATTTGTTTCTTTGCTGTGATCTCTTTATAATAATCACTAAATGCAACTTGTTTTATATTCATAATCCTTGTCTATTATATTGTTTCTTAGATTCGTGCTTGTTGGCGTGCTTTTTATGCCTTCCTAATTTCTTTTTAGGCTTAGCCCTGTGAGTTTTGATCTGAGTTACTTTTGCCATTGCTAAACTTATCTATTGATGTGAATCCAAGCGTTAAAATTACCACCCATTCAACCGCCTCAACAAGTTCCTTTGATGGTGCTATATCTGTTGGCGTTGTGCTATTATGTGCAAGTGTTCCGAATAGAACGAATGCCCCAATTATTCCAACGAATCGCTTTGAACTAAACTCGCCTTTATCCCCCTTAAATATTTCAAATATTTTCATAACTTGTTTGTTTTTTTTATGTAGTAACGTATTGCAAATAACCCCGAAATGATAGCCACTAAACCAGCCAATGCCGAGATAATAGGTTGAGCCGTTGTGCTAATGGATGCAAAGGCACTCACTACTGAAATGATGCTGCTACTATCTGCTGCCGTGTCGTTAAATTTTGTCATTTTTTTTCTTCTATTGTTTCTGAATACCCTTCAATGGCATTCAAATAAAATTTAATCTCATAGGAATATACTGCCAATAAACTATCGCTTTGCTTTTGTTGGCGTTCCATTTTATGCAACCTATCGCCCATTTTTATATTCTCGCTTTCGCACTTTGCTATAATGGCTTTCTTTGTATTTTCACTTTCATAGTATAAATAGCCCACAATTAAAAGCATACAAAAAGCCACCGCTGCTATAGGGTTTTTTTTAAATTCTTCAAAGGAAATTGGTAAACTCATTGTACTATAGTTACAGTATTTTCTCCCGTTGTTTCTTCAATCTTAACTTTGCATTTTTCGTGAATGGTCAAAGCTAAATTATTACCCCAAAACTCCTGAGTTGTTAACTCGGTTTGCACTTGGTTAGGTAGTGCCGATACGTTCAAAGGTGCTTTGCCGTCAATCCAGTCCTGCTCACTTTTATAATAGTTTAGATTCACCCAATTGCTATTAGGTGCTAAAATGTATATGTTAAGATAACCGAATGCGTTGCTTACTTCAAAGCCTTCGTCGGTTGTTATCGGTGTGTTTATATTTAATGCCATAATTTTATTAATATGCTACTTCGACTAAAGATACTTTAGAAACTACTCTACAAGTCACAGAACCACCACCCGCAAAAGTAGGCGCAGTGAATGTGATTGCCATTTGTTGAGAACCACCCGCACTGATTGTGATTGATGCCGTCGACATTCCTGAATCTGATTTGATTGCAGACGTATCAACCGTGCCTACTATTGAAGATGTGCCACCTATACGCTTAAATAAAAGTTGTTTTGTTTCTGAATAACAATGCCCCACACTTACCCCCGTTGCAGTTCCTGTGATTGCAGTAACTACTGCTATAGTGTCAATGGTGACGTTCCATGCTCGGTTGTTTGTGTTTGGAATGATTAGGTTTGTTGTGCCCGTTCCGTCTAGAGATAATGCTAATGTTGCACCCGTTGTTAATGCTGATGAATTACGAGCAGTTAATAGAGATTGTTGGGCGTCTCCAGTATTTGCAAATCGACCGCTTGCAGTAGATGTCTGAGCCACTAAATAAGAACTAGCCCCCGCCCCATATGCTAAACTATAAGTAGCAGCTGATGTTGTTGTATTTGCGGCACCGAAAAAATCTCCTCCAAATGTTGTGGATGATTGCCCTGCAGACGTATTTCCGTAGCCTAAAGATACTGAGCCAACCCCAGTAGCTTGGCTTCCTCTACCAAATGCAGTAGAATAAGCTCCACTGGCAACGTTAACCCACCCCCCAGCAACACTATACTGCCCGCTTGCCGTATTACTCTGACCCCCCACAACAGTAGCATGAGTGTTTGTTGATGCTGTGTTTGATTGACCGCCAGAGATGGTGGAATTTGCAGATGATGCTGTGTTTGATAATCCAAAACTAACACTAGCTAATCCTGATGCTGTGTTTGACCTACCACCAGAAATACTAAATTGTCCAGATGAATTATTTTCAGAACCTCCTACTACAGTTGCATAAGTATTAGTATTTGCGGTATTAAATCCTCCACCATTAACCGTAGAATAGGTAGACGATGCTGTATTATTTCTACCACCAGAAACAGTAGAATAAACTCCACTAGCTACACTACTAGATAAATCTCTTATAGTTTGCAAATCAACAGCATTTGAACCTCTCGCATTCCCCCCAGTTACCGTTCCATCAGGCACACTTGCAATGATTCCCCCCGTTCCGTTTGGTTTTAATACTATAGAAGTGTTGGTATCTTGAACCTCTACAACTGCTACGCTTTGAGTTGTAACGCTTGTATCTTTGCCAATTCCTATTCTGCGACTATTTAAAAACAATACACTCGCATTCCCTAAATAATCTGTAACCGATTGAAATGTAGTTGAGATTGCAGCTGCAATTTTTAAAAGTCCGTTAGGTGGGCTAAAACTTGGTAAGTTCGTCAATTGGCTTCCGTCAACTGCTGGCAATTTTGCAGTGCCATCTAACTGAACTAATTTGTTGGCAGCGTTAAAGGTGTTTCCTTGTGTTGTAACGTTGTTTGAAAGTCTCGCATCACCCAAAGTACCACTTGTGATATTTGAAGCGTTTGTAGTGTCTACGTTTGCAACGTTACCAAGTCCAACACTTGACTTATCAATTACCACATCTCCACTACCTAATAAAGTATTGGAATTGACGGTTTTAATATTTGTTCCACTTACAAGTGTATCTTGTTTTAAATTTAAAGCCGTTTGT